CGATTGAATTAGCACAATTACAATCTGGTGGTCGTTCAGGAGGATATGGATCTATAGGTTTATCCTATCCTCCTTCTCCTGGTAGCGTTCCTATGCCACAGATGCTGGGAGATATGGTTGGAAAATCAGGAATGGACAATGAATTAAGACATTTCTGGCCTAGGCCACCAGAGCCATTAGCGCCTAATACTCATACTCCAGAGAATTATGGTTATAGAACACAGAGGTATTAATCATGGGATTAGTTTTTTCTACCGACGGTGGTTGGATAGCTGTAGATGATGCTGGTAATTATGATGCAGAGCTACAGGCAGAGATAGACGCTGCAGCTCAATCATCTGGAGTTGCCCAAAGAGATCTAGCGATGGACTATCGGCCTACTCTAACCAACACAGGTTATAGTTTTACACCAACAATAGAGGACCCTAAGATAACTATAGCGAATTTACTTGATACTAGTAGTCAATCTGCAGGAACTGGTAGATATGTTTCAGATGAGTCTGCTACACAGGACCTAATGGCGGCTATTCAAAAAGCATACGCAGAAGGTCAGGTACAACTAGGCCCAGATCCAGAGCCTGCTGCTCAATCTACTGGCCCGAAAGTAGGGGATAGAACTCAAAACGATCAAGGGCAAATAGTTATTTGGGACGGAACGGCTTGGGTTCTTGATACTCAGACTGCAGATACATCTGTATTTGATCAGTCACTTGGTCAGGCAAAAACAGAAGCAGAGCAATACCTAAGCGAAGCTATTACTGATTTAGAAGGACGTGGCGGAGGGCTACCTGGAGATTATCATGAACGTCTCGTTAAACTTAGCTTAGAATATACCAATGGCAATCTAACAGCTGATCAAGTCCAGGCTTATGTAAATAGTCTAGG